AAATATGATAATGAAATTACAACTTCAAGACCACTTGAAGGTGATCTTGTCTATGCACCTTTTGCTAAGAAACTGTTCCAAATTCAACACGTTGAGCATGAACAACCATTCTATCAATTAAACAACTTGCCAATCTATAAGTTGCGTTGTGAACTCTTTGAATATAATGACGAGAATATTGATACTGGTATACCTGATATTGATCAAATTGAATTAGACCATGCTTATAAACATGCATTAACAGTGAGTGTTGATAGTGATGGTAAATTTGTTCCTGGTGAAACAATCACATTTGATACACTTAGTGATGGTACTATAATGACTGCTCAAGTAGCAACTTGGAATGATTCAGATAATATGTTAAATATTATTCAGCTTGGTACAAACAATGGCACTTTCAAAGAACCAGCCACTGGATATTTTATAACTGGAGACACAAGTACAGCTAGGGCGCAGATTACTAAAGCAACTGAGTCTGCAGATAAGCAAGCACAGAATGATATATTCTCTATAGAAATAGAGGACTTTGTTGATTTCTCAGAAACTAATCCATTTGGAGAAATAGCACAATCGGGAGCGCATGAACACTAATGTTAGGTACTTATTTTTACCACGAAAGAATTAGAAAGACAGTTGCCTTGTTTGGTTCGCTGTTTACCAAGATTCATGTTATGAGAACAACAAGTACTGGTGCTAGTATTAATCAAGTGCGAGTACCTTTATCTTATGCTCCTAGGTCAAAGTTTTTGGCAAGATTAGAACAAGTAGAAAATCTGCCTGGTGATGAAACTGTTGCTATCAAACTTCCACGTATGTCTTTTGAAATGACTGCAATATCATATGATTCAACTAGGCAGCTTTCTAAAACAAATAATACACTAGTTAGTGGTGCATCTGGCACATCAACTGGTAGAAGTAAGATTAGACAATCTACACCATATATTATTAACTTTTCTTTGAATGTATATACTAATAACCAAGATGATGCCTTACAGATTGTAGAGCAGATCGTACCATACTTTGCACCACAATATACAGTTACTATTAAACCATATAAAGAACATCCTAGTATAAAGGAAGATGTTCCTATTACTTTACAATCAGTTTCATTCATAAACGAATTTGAAGGTCAACAAGAATCACGTCAGTATGTACAGTATGTACTTGACTTTGAAGTTAAAATTAACTTTAGTGGTCCTATTAATGAAGGTAAAGTTATTACTAAAGCAATTACAGAATTTGAATTTGAAAAAGGTACTAAACACCTTACAACCACTACTACACCAAACCCTAGTACAATCTATTATGATTCAGACTATGGTTTTACTTCAACCTATGACTATGCGGATATAATTAGTGATGACTCAGCCTAGTGACGATAAAGTACAAAATGACTATGAGAAGTCAAGGGATACTTACTACGACCTAATTGACAAGGGTAAAGATGCTCTTGATATGATGATGGAAGTAGCAAGAGAATCAGAGCATCCTCGTGCCTTTGAAGTCTTATCCGGTCTAATGAAAAATATTGCTGATGTAAATGATAAGGTTATGGATCTAAATAAGAAACATAAAGACATCAATAAGGAAGATACTCCTTTACCAGTAGAATCAAAAACAACTAATAATATGTTTATAGGTTCGACTGCAGACTTACAAAAGATGTTGCAGCAAGCAAATAAACCAACAGAATTAAAAGATAACGTAATTGATATAACTCCTAGATTAAATGATGACGAACAACACTGATGGTTATCTTGGCAACGTCAACGTAAAACGTGACGGAATTGTCAGTAACTGGACTCAAGAAGAAATACTAGAATATAAAAAGTGTATGGATAATCCCGTTCACTTTGCAAAGAAGTATTGTAAAGTCATATCTTTAGACGATGGGCTTGTTAACTTTAATCTTTATCCCTACCAAGAAAAAATGTTTAAGCACTTTAACGATAATCGCTTTAGTGTTGTTCTTGCTTGTAGACAATCTGGTAAATCTATTTCATCA